CCTGATATGGATAGGAAATGCTTATGTGAAGAAAACCTTTAGCATCAGACACTAAATGTGGGGTGTTATGTATCATCATGTACATGGGTAACACACTACTCATTTTACATATCCTGTCCTCTAAATCTATGCAAATCTCTGTTGTTCACTTCGATTTAACGCAATGCGTACCCTCTTTTCATTCGGTGATTTCTACTTAGGCGTTGATGACGTGGCCTACCACGAAGTCAATGTCCACTTATGGAAATTTCAATTACAATTAGGTGGTCCCAAACCAATGAGAGGAACGGATGGACCCTCTAAGGAAACAACTCACCGATCCCAAGATTGCTCGTCTACTCAAGGTGATCAATTTGATTCGGCTGTATGACCGAGATGTGCCAGGCCAAGTGATGGCAACGCTTTTATGGGTTGCTAGTCATGAAGGTGGGCATAAGACGGCTGCTAGTACGTCTCGTAATACAGACTGGCTTGCTAAGAAAAATCCAATTTTAGGGAGACCTGCATTGGGTTTGATTGTTAAAGAGCCAGATGAGACCAACAAACGCAGGGTCACACTATCTCTCAGTTCCAAAGGTCGGGACTTAATTAAAACCATCAAGGAGATTCTTTATGAGTGACATCCGGACGTGGGGTTCAGCAGTGGACTACACATTCCGCACATATGACAAATGGAGACGAGGCGGTGGCGCACAAGCTGCTCGCATCAATACCAATCACTTCACCAATGAATATGGGAGAAGCATCAAGCTCTCCAATATCTCACGCTCTTTGGTCAGTGAGTTTCAAACTTACTTAGAAGAGGAGAAGTGCCACAAGGACTCAACGATAAACAGAGTGACCTCTGCAATATCCCAATGTCTTAAGTGGTGTCATCTAGAAGGAGTTAGCTCCTATTTTCCTCCCAAATTCCAACGACGAGAAGAGGGAGAAGGTGTTGAATTGTTCTTTCAAAGGAACGAGGTAGAACGCCTGATACGTGCATCACGTGATCCGTTTGGCCGTGATGATCTGGCTGATCTCATTATTTTCAGCGTGTTTATGGGAACGCGAGTTTCAGAAACATTAAAGATGAAAGTAAGGGATGTAGATCTTGGACGTAAGTTAGTTCACATTGGTGGACGACCAGATGTTCAAACCAAAGCCAAGAATCACCGCGCCATACCGATACACGATCGATGTATTCAAGTTTTATCCTCAAGACTTGAAGGAACTGATCCACAGATGAGCGTCTTTGGGGAGGAATGGTCTAGCCGTTTTATGGTTAGCAAAACCTTCAATAAAATTCGTAATTACTGTGGAATTGGTACTGACTATCACGAGGACAATCCCTATCACTGGCACGTACTCCGCCATACATATGGTACGTGGCACGCAGAAGCAGGGACACCAATGCGAACACTCATGAAACTCATGGGACACAAGCGCATTGACACCACACTACGATATGCAAAAGCAACCGATGAGTCTTTGAAAAAAGCTCAAGCTGCGATCTAGGTGCATCCAATGAATCTGAAATAAGGCAATATTTACCAACCGACGGGCTGTTAGAATGAATTAGCATTCGCGCAAACCCGTTGGCCCACCTGGCGGAATTGGTAGACGCGCTGGTTTTAGGTTCTTGTGCCATAATTATCCTTATGTAGTTTGGTAGTAGGAGGGACAGGCTGAAAAGCTTGCCCCTTCTTTCTTTTAGGACGTGTCCAGATATAGATAAATCTAATTTGTAAATCCTGTGCATTAATTTATGGTTTCACCGGACCAGATTGAACGGCAGATTCTGCTGGAAAGAGAACAAATCCGACTAGGTATAGAAAAGTTAAGAGATAACACCAAACGTTTAGAGGATAAGGAGTACTCATCTGCTTCTGTTTATGGCATTGCTTCAATTGAATCATTACTGCCATTAGTCACAGAAGAAATAGAACGAACCAACTCACGAATCCATCAAAGACAAAATGGTGTTTTATTTAAAGAAATAGCTCAATACTTACATGAGATTGAGCCGATGGCAGCCGCCTCTATCACCTGCAAAATCGTCTTTGACAAGGTGTTTAGCACGAGGGCTGGAAGTAATCAATTGGTCAATATCTGCGATGCTGTGGGCAATGCTGTGGAGAATGAGGCGCAACTACTCCACTATCAAAAGCACGCTCCAGGATTGTTAGAAGTTTTAAAAAAGAATTACTGGCATAAATCCACAGGGACTCAGCAAAAGGTCGTGGTCATTCAGACCTTGATGAACCGATGTGATGTTAAACAGTGGAAAGCTTGGGGCAGATCGATACGAGTCAAGCTTGGAGGCTGGCTACTTGAATGTGTTTTAAAGACCAGTGGCTGGTTTCAAAAGGACATTAAGCAGTTTGGTAATAAAAGTGTTCAGTATTTAATCCCAACCGATGCCTTTATGAAGATAAAGGATGAGGTCATGGCCAACGCTGAACTGTTTGCACCACTGACTTTTCCCATGCTGATACCTCCTAATGATTGGGAGAATGGTAAGGCTGGTGGATATCTTTTGAACGAGGTTATGTTGGGCCACGATATGGTCCGCAGATCCAACTCACCACGTATACAGGGAGAGAAACCAATTGCCTTTCTAAACAAGGTGCAAAAGGTTGCTTACACACTAAATCCATTCACTGTTTCAGTAGCTGAACAGCTAGAAGAAAAACAGATCAGTGTCGGTAAGTTCCTCCCTGTTCATAATCATGAGCTACCACCTAAACCGTCTGACATAGCAGAGAATGCTGAGTCAAGGAAGGCATACAGAAGGGCTGCTACTAAGATCAGAGACCTCAATGCTCAAGAGTTTAAGAAGTCTTGTAGAACTCGGCTGCAGATGGAGGCAGTTAAAAGGTTTAAGGATGTTGATAAGTTTTGGATTCCGTGGTCGTTTGACTACCGCTCCAGAATTTATCCGATCCCTGCCTTATTAACGCCTCAATGTACCGACTTCGGGAAGAGCCTCTTAAAATTCGCTGATGAATCCTTTATGGACGATGAGGCTGAGCGTTGGATTCGTTTTAGTGCAGCCACTACGTATGGGTTAGATAAAGAAACTATTCAAGATCGTCTTCATTGGACTTATGAAAATGAGGACTTAATTAGTCGGATAGCTTTAGATCCAATTGGGACTATTTCAGAGTGGGAAGTAGCTGACGAGCCTTGGCAATTCCTTAGTAGTTGCGATGAGATGTACCACTGTGTCATTAAGAAAGACCGCTGTAGTACAGGCTTAATGGTGGCTATAGATGCCACTTGTTCAGGACTCCAGCTGCTCGCCTCTTTGGCCGCTGACAGACAGACCGCTTCCTTAGTGAACGTCTTGCCAACAGATAAGCCACAAGATGCCTACAAAGTAGTAGCTGAAACTGCTAAACCTAACTGTCCTGATTCAGTTAAAGAATATATGGACAGAAAAACTGTCAAGCGCGTAGTCATGACCTTGCCTTACAATAGTAAATTTTACTCCAATAAAGCGTACATCAAGGAAGCTTTGCTAGAAAAAGGAGTTGAAGTTAGTAAGGAAGATTTAATAGCTACTGTCCACGCAGTTAGGGATGCAATGAATGTCATAGTTCCAGGACCGATGCGAGTTATGAAATGGATAGAAGAGGAGGTCAGTAAAGCACTTAAGCGTGGAGTTACTGAATTGTCATGGGTCACGCCCACTGGTTTCGTAGTCACTCAAAGACTAATGAAGAAACAGATTAAGACAATGCAACTTCAACTCTTAGGTCTATGTAAGATGAGCGTCGCAACTGATGAGACAAAGGTAGTAGACAAGGCCAGACACAAGGCTGCAACTGCACCCAACCTCATTCATTCTATGGATGCCAGTTTACTTTGCCTCTCAACTTTAGCGTTTAATAATAAGCCAATAGCTCTCATACACGATAGTGTCTTATGTAGAGCGACAGACATGACCGAGTTATCCAAGGTCGTGCGAGAGACGTATAAAAATATGTTCGCTAATCATGATTATTTAACAGACTTTGCACGTCAAATCGGAGCAGAGACAAACCCACCAATCATTGGAGACCTCAAACCTGAGTCAGTGATTGAATCCACTTACTTTTTTTGTTAATGAGTATTACCCATACCACATCAGAGCCTGTCATCCTTGAAGGTTTTCAGGCCATCCTCAAGCCAGGAAAATTTGGCACATACAATCTTGTCGCAGTAGTAGACGAAAGTCTCATAGACAAACTAGAAGAGGAAAGAGTATCAGCTTTAAAATGGGCAGAGTCAAAATTAAAAAATAAAGCACGATCATCCCTCAAGCCCACGCCATGGGAGGAGGTCAGCGATGGTAAATATAGTGTCAAGTTCTCATGGAAAGAGAACAACAAGCCTCCCGTATTAGATACAGAAGGTAGTGCCATCGTAAACAAGGACACGCCTATCTATTCAGGCAGTATGGTTAAGTTAGCTTTCAAGCAAAAGCCTTATGTCCTACAAGATGAAGTCACTTATGGAACCACACTAAGGATAAGTGCTATCCAAGTTGTGTCTCTTAAAGATGGCGTTGGGATGGATACCGGAGATATGAATGACGACGACGCAGCCAAACTGTTTGGAACATGCAACGGCTTTAAAACTAGCGCACCTAACGTAGAGATTGAGGCGGCTGGTACACCTTCCTCAGTTGAAACCGATGACTTCTAATGTTTCGGTCTCAGCTGGAAGAGAAGGTATCTGATTTCTTATTAGAACTAGGTGTTGAACAGGAGTATGAAAGTTCTAAAATAACTTATACGTTAGAGAAGACATATACTCCAGATTTCTACCTCCCTAACAAGGATTTATATCTAGAGGTCAAGGGTTATTGGGACGCAGAGGACCGCAGAAAACAAAAAGCAGTCCGCAAACAAAACCCAGATTTAGATATCCGAATGATATTTCAATCACCGTTCCTGAAAATATCTAAAAAATCTAAAACTACTTACGCCAAATTCTGCGAGAAAAATAAAATTCTCTGGACTTCTTGGCACAACATACCAATGGAATGGCTCATATAGAGAGCGAACACGTCCGGCATATCTCTTGCAATTCATGTGGTTCATCAGACGGAGCATCTCTCTACTCTGATGGACACACACATTGCTACGTATGCGATCACCACACCTCTGCAACTGGAGAGGTAACCCACACTACATCCATGCCTACTAATGTCCAACTCAAAGGATCAGCCCAAAGGCTGCATAAACGAGGAATCTCCGAAAAAACAAACCAACTCTACAAAATATATAGAGACGGAGAACTACTACGCTTCCATTATTTCACGAACGACGGAATACTTCAGGGCGCAAAAGTAAAGACTAAACAAAAGGATTTTTACTATGAAGGCAACAGCACTGATACTCTCTTTGGTCAGCATTTATTCCCTAGTACTGGCAAACGGGTCGTGGTTTATGAAGGGGAATTAGATGCTGCATCAGGCTACGAGGCACTCACAGGTTGGCCTCATGTATCACTACCACACGGAGCAAAAGGTGCGAAAAAAGATATTAAGAAACAGATTCCATTTTTTCAAGGATACCAAGAAATTGTACTCTTCTTTGATGGAGATACTGCAGGAAGAGAAGCAGCAAAGGAGGCTGCATCAGTACTACCACCTGGGAAGGTCAAAATCGCCAAGATGGAGACCTATAAAGACGCTTCAGACGCTTTACAGGCGAACGATGCGGAAGCCATAAGGAAGGCAATTTGGAACGCCACTGTATATCAACCTGATGGGATCATTGATGCAAAGACTTTATTAAATGAAGTCACTACACCCACAAAACCATTTGATCATGAATACCCATATAGAGGACTCAACCAGAAATTACACGGGATCAGGTACGGAACACTTACGACATTTACTAGTGGCTCTGGCCAAGGAAAAAGCTCCATCTGCCGTGAAATTGCAACTGACTTGCTCGTCAAGGGCGAACGGGTTGGGTACTTGGCACTTGAAGAGAGTAACCGACAAACAGCTTTAGGCTTGATGTCATCTGCTGTTGGGAAGTCATTACATCTAGGAGAGCATGATGAGGAAGAACTTAAAGAAGCGTTCAATAAATCAATTGCTAACTGGAATCTCTATATGTTTGATGGGTTCGGGTCGTTTGATCCCGACGTTATCTATAACCGCATAGAGTATCTAGCTACTGGCTTAGATTGTAAGGTTATTTTCTTGGATCATTTGTCGATATTATTGTCCGGATTAGAGGGAGACGAAAGACGAATGCTGGATATTACGATGACACGTCTACGAAGCCTAGTTGAAAGAACAGGCATAGCTCTATTTCTAGTAAGCCATTTAAGGAGATCAAGTAATGACAAAAAATCCCACGAGGAAGGAGGCAGAGTGTCTCTCTCCCAGCTTAGAGGGTCTCATAGTATCGCTCAACTCAGCGATTCGGTCATCGCTCTGGAACGAAACCAACAGAGTGAAGAAGAACGAAATACTACGACTCTTAGAGTTATTAAAAATAGATATTCAGGCGAATGTGGCGTAGCAACAAAATTGACGTATGACTTATCCAACTGCCGATTTAGTGAGAATGAAACTCCGGAATCATCCTTTTTCCGTGGAACCAGCGAAACCACGGATTTTTGAAGAAAGCGAATATGAACACCCTTGGTATAAACACGCTAAGGACTCAACACAATTAAATAAACCTAAGCCACCCAGCGAGGAGGCAGTGAAGAAAGCTCAATTCAAAGATAAGACTTATGAGTGGAGACCTAATGCTCGTCGTTGACATCGAAACTAATGGGCTGCTGCATGACTTGACACGTATACATTGCATTGCCATTCATGACTCAGAAACAAATGAAATCGAAACTTTTAACGACGAAAAAAACAATAGGTACTCAATCACTGAGGGACTATCCAGAATGGCTGTTGCAGACACAATTGTCGGCCACAACCTCCTTGGTTTTGACCTCCCAGCTATTAGCAAAATATATAACCATTTCTCTACCAATGCTCGTATTATTGACACTTTGCTTCTATCACGTCTTTTTCATCCGAACCTTTTAGATATTGATAGAAATAAAAAGTGGGAGCATATGCCTCTTCAACTATATGGCCGCCACTCATTAGAGTCATACGGATATCGTCTCAAAACCTATAAGGGTGACTTCGGTAAGACTACCGATTGGAGCGAATATAGCGAAGAGATGGAAGAGTATTGCAAGCAAGACGTAAAGGTCTCGGAAAAATTGCTATGGCATTTCCACCGTTATGTGACTGGCTCGTCTTAGAGCATAAGGTCGCAGAAATATTAACAAATCAGGAGTTACATGGATGGTATTTTGATGAAAAATCTGCATGGGAACTTGAATCAACTCTCCGAAAAGAGTTGGAAGAAACTACTCAAGTACTTCGAGACAGGCATCCTTTCGTTGCCGGATCAGTATTTAATCCTAAACGAAATAATCGGACACAAGGCTATGTCGCTGGTGCTGAAAGCATCCGACTAAAAGAAACAAACCCTACATCAAGAGATCATATTGCATGGGTATTGACAACTCATTATGGCTGGAAGCCGTCATTAATAAGCTCCAACGGCAAGCCCGTAGTAGACGAGATAGTCTTAAAGGAGATTGGGACGGATACTGCTCTGAAGTTTCTCCGATGCTTGGAACTGAAGAAAGCATTAGGAATGATATCAGAAGGCGTGAACGCATGGCTGAAGCTATGTACGACCTCTAGCCGTATCCATCACCACTGCTCAGTCGCCACTAATACTTTTAGATGTCGGCACAACAAGCCCAACGTGGCCCAATGCCCTGCAGGGTCTGAGTACAGAAAATTATTTACTGCTAGTCCAGACTTATGGATGGTTGGCGCAGATTTAGCCGGAATAGAACTAAGAATGCTTGCACACTACTTAGCCCGTTACGACGGTGGTAGATATGCAGACATCTTATTGAACGGAGACATTCATCAGGTAAATGCTGACAAAATTGGTATTACCAGACGTGAAGTAAAAAGTGTCTCATATGCATTTTTATATGGAGCCTCAAATGTCAAACTTGGAACAACCTTTGATAAGCAATTATCAGAAGATAAGGCAAGAGCTAAAGGAAAAGAAATACGTAAATCGTTCATTGCCGCCATCGATGGACTATCAGAGTTGTTATCGGCTATTAAGAAGCGGTCTGCTACAGGCGAGATCATGGCTATCGATGGAAGAAAACTTCTAGTAGATAGTCCTCACAAAAGTCTTAACTACCTTTTACAGGGGTCAGCCGCGTGCATCGCGAAGCGTTGGCTCTATATAACTCATAACACCGTCAAAGAAGCTGGCCTACGCGCTCAACAGCTTGCTTTCATACACGACGAACTTCAATTTGAGTGCGAAAAAAAAGACATTAATGACCTTAAATTCACCCTTGAACACTCTGCAGCAGCCGCTGGGGAGTACTACAATTTGCGAGTACCTATCGCAGCCGAGTCTAAATCAGGACTCAACTGGAGCGAAGTCCATTAGTCAGTATTTAGGAGAACCTAAAGAACGAGGCTATACACAAGACCGAGGAAGATTTGCAGAGCTAATAGCATTTAACACACTAAGTAGGCTTGGCTATGACGTTAGATTTGAAGCCCCTTGTGATTATGATTTAACCATTCATGGTGAATCAGGGATTACCCGAATACAAGTCAAATCTATCAGTGATCGCAATAGGATTACCTTGGGTAAATCAAGCATGAGAGCCAGTGGTCCTAAGACAAGTAGATATAAGATTGATGCCTTTGACTTTTTATGCACAGTTAACTTAAAGACAGAAGAAATTTATCTCATACCTATTAGTGCTTTAGAGAGTTCATCTTTCCGTGGAGAGCTTAAAACATCTACCACTATGAATAAGTACAGAGGTTATAAAATCATATGAAGCTGCTTTTTGATGCTGACTTCACAGTATATAAATGTTGTGCTGCAGCCGAAGATGAGATTAACTTTGGTGATGATGTTATCTTTGTAACCTCTAAGTTTTCTGAAGCCTATAGCTGTGTTAAACGAGACATTGATAGGGTATGTAGACACTTTGGATTATTTGATGAACCTATCTTATTTTTTAGTGATAGTTTAAATTTCAGAAAAGAAATAGAGGGGTCGTATAAAGGCCACAGAAATCGTAAGAAGCCTTGCGGTTACAGGAGAGTCATTAATAAGCTATCAGAAGAGTATGAAGTTATCAAGATGCCTACCTTAGAGGCAGACGATGCTCTTGGAATTTATAGTACAAAAAATCCAGGAAATATCATTATCTCACCTGATAAGGATATGAAGCAAATCTCAGGCCAACTCTACAATCTGGATCAATCTTTTACTATAACTAAAGAGGAAGGTGCTAAGTGGCATCTAATTCAGAGTTTGGCTGGAGACAACACTGATGGTTATTCAGGAGTTCCAGGACTGGGAGTCAAGCGAGCAACCGCTTTATTTGATGAGAAAGGGTACAGCTGGAAGACAGTTGTAAATGCATTTAAAGAAAAAGACTTATCGGAAGAGGTCGCACTAATGAATGCACGTTTAGCAAGAATATTAACCGTAGATGATTATGACTTCAAAGAACAAAAACCAATCCTTTGGACCCCCTCCCCCGATTACAGAGTTGACGATGGAGCAAGACTTCAAGCTACGTCAACTTAAAGATGCAATAGAGCATCCTATGTGTTCTAGAGAAGATGTTCACACCATCTTCCTAGCACTCCAAAAACAGAATTTTATCTTAGCCAACTGCCTTACAAATTTATTAAAGAAATGGCCGAAACCACCAATGAAACCGGACCCGAATATTACAGGCTTGGCTCAATCCAAGTTTGGGATTTTATACGTGATAAGGAACTCAACTTCCACTTAGGAAATGTTATCAAGTACGTCTGTAGAGCAGGTCATAAAGAAGACGACATAGAAGATCTATCAAAAGCAATCCACTACCTATCAAATGAAATCGAATTTAGAACAGGCAAAAGAGTTCAGGAGTGCGTTCGGGGTCCAGAACTCCCCGACTTTGCCTACCAGAGCTATGCAAAAGAATTTGATCGTTGAAGAATTTAAAGAATTTTTAGAAGCAGAGGGGATGTTGTTCAGAAACAATAAACCTTTTCATGAGGACGCTATTAAAGAACTCAGTGATCTTGTATATGTCTGTTACCAATATGCAGAAAACATGGGATGGGACTTAGACGAAGCCTTACGTCGAGTCCATGAAAGTAATATGTCCAAACTAGAAGACGGTAAAGCTGTCTATAGAGAGGACGGAAAAGTATTAAAAGGCGCACACTACAAACCACCAACTTTAAGTGACTTAGTTTAATGGATAAATTATTAGAAAGAACTATAGCGAGAACTGGCCGTGTTCAATCATGGCTAGATAATCCAGAATCACGTCTACCCGTATCATGCACAGTTTTCGTAGTTGAAGACCAAATGGAGGGACCAAATGGGATTGAAGCATCGTGGAGATTCGCCAGCCATGCCCTCCGGAATGGGGCGGGCTGCGCTATACACCTATCTAATCTCCGTCCAAGAGGACATGAAAATGGAAAAGGACTCGTTGCTTCGGGTCCGGTGTCATTCGGAAAAATCTACTCAATTTTAAATGAAACATTACGCAGAGGAGGCGTGTACAAAAATGGAGCAATTACGCTTACCCTTGATATTTGGCATGACGATATTATTGAGTTCGTGCGCTGTCCTAGAGTGGAACTCCCTTGGGTCAAAAGGTGCGTCAACCTTACTCAAGAAAGCTGGGACAAATCAAATAGAGAAACTAAAGCAGCCATTATCCACGGAATTAAAAGTGGAGACATTTGGCTTGCAAAAATAAAACATGACAAAAATGGAAAACGAATCAGATCGAACGTATGCCTTGAAATATTCTTGCCCTCACGTGGAACCTGCCTCCTTCAGCACTGTGCTTTATCTGCCTGTGGTATTGGAGAAATCAGAAGGTCTATTGTTGGAGGTATGCAAGAGTTGTGCGAACTCCATCCGAAGACAGGCGTTGGTCTGTCGGGAGAATACCTCTCCCCTGAAGAGGATCGTCAGGTCGGCTTTGGATTCCTTGGATTAGCAAATCTATTAGGACAACATGGTGTCACCTACGCAGAGTTTGGTGATGCTTTACATGAAGTTTTAACGAGTGGTATTAGAAAAGGTGTTGGCGGTATTATTGCTGGTGAAATCCATGAAGGTGTTAAAGAAGCTGCAGAAGTAGCTAAGTATTACAAGATGGATCGTGCATTCTGCATTGCCCCAACAGCTAGTTGCTCGTATAGGACTAAAACCTTTGACGGTTACACCTCTACACCAGAGATAGCACCCCCAATCTCTCGGATAGTTTCCAGAGATAGTGGTACATTTGGTGTTAAAAATTATGATTACGGCAATGTAGAAATTGCCAGTGAAGTTGGTTGGGATGCCTATAAAAAGGTAGCTGATAACTTTATGAGAATCTTAGATTCTACAGGACTTCTGCACGGCTATTCGTTTAATAGCTGGAGTGATGTCGTGACATACGATGAAAACTTCGTGGCAGAGTGGCTTCGGTCTCCTCAAACAAGCTTATACTATTCGCTTCAGGTGATGTCCGATACGCAAGATAAATCAGATGCGTATGCTGCATTAGATGCTGAAGATGTACAAGACTACTTGGATGGGATAGTAAAGCAACCGATCACATGCGATTGCCAGGAATAAAATGAACCCGTATGACAAATTACTCAATAGAAAGAGAAGATGGACACCAGTCCAAACAACAAAAGGAAAGTTTAAGGAGGGATCAGAAGAGACCCTCTTCCGTGCGCTTGCAGTACGCCATATGGAAGTACCAGTTGGGGATTTTATATCTCAAGCACTTGGAAAAGATGTTCCCGACACTGCGCGAGCACTTCTAGCGGACAACGTTAGAGATGAACTCAGACATGACTTAGCTCTCGGTTATGTAGTGAATGCCCATGGAACAGATCCACAGGCAGAAAAAGAGGCTTTTCTATTAAGGGATGCATGGAATGAGCATCCTGATCACACCATTACCAAAGCATTAGTAATTGAACGTGCAATATTCTTTGTATTACTTCCTATGTTTCGCTTTAATGGCGATGCTGGTCTCAGAACGGTATCAGCTGATATTTCCAGAGACGAACAAATACACGTGGCCACTAATAGCCTTGTATGTCACGATTTGGGCTTACGGCCTAGTAATTCTCTGGACAAACTCAGGAAGGCCACGATTAATTGGATATTACAACCCCTAAGTACAAATACTTACGGCGATAAATATTTAGACAAAAAATTTTGGCTAGATGCTAGTGATCGCCTTATGTATGAGGGGAAAGCCCCAGAGTTCTCTGAAACTAAGAGAGCAAGAATGCCATCCTTCTTTGAACATAGCAATGTCAACCTTCCCCAATACTCTTGAGCCTTTACTTGGACCCACAGTTGAGTCCATTTTACATGAGCTTGAAGACATCCATCCACCACTAAACCCTACTCCCGATGAATCAATGGAGAAAATTATGTATCGCTCTGGCCAACGTTCAGTTGTGGAGTGGATAAAAACACGTATTAATGAGGACGAATAAATGGCTTTAGATATAGATAGTATTTATGAAAAACTGATAGGCAGAAAGGCTGGTTCAGAAGGTAAAGGTTATTGGACTAGTGAATACAATAAAGCTATTGCTGGCACAGAAGAGGATGGTTCAGATAAGCAAACTTCAGAACAGGCTATCAAGAACATTGAGAATGCCATCAAACAAAGCAAAGAGTACACAGGTAGAGAGACTGCTAAGTCAACTGCCCAAACTCTCCATGGAAAGGAGGCTTTAACTGGGGATGCTCAAGAAGCTTGGCTAGATAGAATCATTGGTCCAGGTGGAGACAAGATTGCAAACATTGGAGACACAATGAAGGCAGATGTCGATACTCTGTACCGTAAAAGCCATGAAGAAGGAGGTTTAGGTAGAGCAGGTAACTTTTCTGGAGATGCTACTAAAGATTCCACTGATGCTAACTACTGGGTTCATCAGATGATGACAGGTGGAGCAGACATGGATGAGGTAAAAAGAAACGTCAAGGCTAGTGGTGAATACATAGGCAATACACCTGCAACTGGTAACGAAGAAGAAGCAGAAGAAGAGGTGATTGCTGATGGTGGTGGTTCTGGTGGTGGTTCTGGTGGTGGTTCTGGTGGAGGTTCTGGTGGAGGAGGAGACTCTTTCAACTGGGATGACTTCATTGGTAAATTCCAAGGTTGGTATGACAACAACATCGCCTCTACTCAATGGCCAAACTATGGCTACGGAGGACATGATCCTGTTGGTGGGGTAAGGATAAACAAATCCCAACAAGCACGTGGTGGAAGGGCATACAAAGGCTCCAGAGGTACATTTAATAGACAAGGTTTAAGAATAAGCGGACTTAACACTAAATAACCATGACAGCAAAATCTAGATACGACTATTTATCAGGTGAACGTACCCAGTTTCTAGACGAAGCAGAAAAAGCAGCGGAATTAACTCTTCCATATTTAATTAGGGGTCACGAAGATTTCAACAAGGGAATGCGTCACCTACCTACACCATGGCAAAGCGTCGGAGCTAAATGCTCAGTTACTTTGGCAGCAAAACTATTGCAGTCACTAGTACCTATACAGACAAGCTTTTTCAAACTGCAGGTAGATGAAAGCCAACTTGGAGAAGAGTTCGGACCTAAAGTTAAATCAGAACTAGACTTATCATTTGCAAAGATTGAACGCACTATCTTAGAAGCTATTGCAGCATCTAATGATCGTGTTGTTATACATGAGGCACTACTACATTTAGTTGTAGCTGGAAATGCCCTAGTCTTTATGGGTAAGGATGGTCTGAAGTTATATCCTCTCAATCGCTACGTCGTAGAACGAGATGGCAACAGCAATGTGATTGAAATAGTAACGAAAGAAAAAATTGCCAAGAAATTAATTCAAGATCAACTACCAGCGGATGTACTTAATGAGTACAAGACCAACGTGGTTGACAATTCAACTGATGACGTTGAGGAATGTGACATATATACTTATGTCAGAAGAGACAACAACAGATACGTCTGGCATCAGGAAGTACACGGTAAACCATTACCAAAATCCTACGGGAAAGCACCTGTTGATGTATCACCTTGGATCGTACTGAGATTTAACTCAGTAGATGGAGAGGATTACGGAAGAGGTAGAGTCGGCCAGTTTATTGGTGACTTAAAATCATTAGAGTCGTTGTCTCAAGCTCTCGTTGAGGGTTCAGCAGCGGCTGCAAAAGTCGTGTTCACAGTCTCACCTTCTAGTACAACTAAACCTCAAACCCTTGCTAACGCTGGGAACGGTGCAATTGTACAAGGGAGACCCGATGATATCGGTGTTGTGCAGGTAGGTAAAACTGCAGACTTCAGAACAGCATTTGAAATGATGCAACAACTAGAGCGTCGTATCAACGATGCGTTCTTAGTTATGCAGGTTAGACATAGTGAACGGACAACAGCAGAAGAGGTACGCCTCACACAGATGGAGCTAGAACAACAGTTAGGTGGACTATTCAGTCTTCTTACTACTGAGTTCTTACTTCCTTATCTCAATAGAATACTTAGTCAATTTCAAAAACTAGGTAAGATACCACGTCTACCAAAAGATGTAGTTAAACCAACAATTGTTGCTGGTGTTAATGCACTTGGCAGAAGTCAAGACAGTGCAAGTCTTGGTCAGTTCTTACAAACCATTGCTCAAACAATGGGACCAGAGGCTATACAAAAGTTTGTTAATCCAGAGGAAGTTATTAAACGTTTAGCTGCTTCACAAGGTATTGATGTATTGAATCTAGTTAGATCAATGCAAGACGTACAACAAGAACAGCAACAGGGTATGCAACAAGAGATGCAGATGGAACAGATGAAGCAGCAACCAGCAATGATGAAAGCTCCACTCATGGACCCAACTAAAAACCCTGCGTTGGCTAATGAATTAGAAACACCACCAACTACAACAAATGAGTGAAACATTAACCTATGATGCTGGTACAGATACTGTTACCACATCTGAGAATTTAAACGAGGCTGAACAAGAATCCCTAGAGATTGGGGAGGAGATGCAAGCCCAAGAGGAGAATCTATTAGCCGGTAAATATAAGAATGCTGAAGAGCTAGAGAAAGCTCACGTAGAACTCCAAAAGAAATTGGGCGAAAAATCTGACGAGGATTCAGAGGAAGTAGAAGAAGAATCTGAGGAAGAATATGAAGAGTCAGAATTTGATGGTGAGAATATAATAGAGAAGCTTTATGAAGCTGGTTCTAATGAGGAGGAAATCTCTGAAGAACTTATCACTGAATTAGAAAACTCTAGCCCTGCTGAGTTAGCCAAGCTTGCTTTAACTTATAAGCAACAGGCATCCGAGGGAGTGACTAGGGATTTCTCTGATGAAGACGTATCTCAAATCCAGAATCTAGTAGGAGGTCAAGAAGCATATACCAACATGATTGAGTGGGCTGGTGAAGCCTTACCTGATCAAGAGGTAAATCTTTTTGATGCTGTCATGGACAAAGGTGATCCCCTAGCTGCATACTTTGCTGTACAAGCTATGGCATATAAATACCAAGATGCAGCTGGAAAGGATGGAGAACTGTTGACAGGTAAAGCACCTAGATCAACTGCAGATGTATTTAATAGCCAAGCAGAGTTGGTAAAAGCTATGGAAGATGATAGGTACAATGACGACCCTGCTTATAGACAAGCAATACAACAAAAACTAGAACGATCCGACGTTAATTTCTAACATTATGTTTGGTAAAAAAAAACAGTTAACAGAACAACAAAAGAAAAATAGGAAGCAAGGCATTCTTAAAACCGAAGAGGCTTCAGCAAAAAAATATCAAAAAAAATCAGCAGAGAAAAAGCGTAGTAAGGATTTCTTTGCAGGGTTTTTTAACTAGATAGTCGTGGCGACCTGACCGATCATCCTCGCCATTGAGTATTTATTTAATCTTAAATGAACGATACAGAAATCATTGCACTACAACCCCCTATTGAAGTTATGAACAGAGAAGAAGCTAACTTTGTATTACATGATGCAGAGGAACTAAACGGTCGTCTAGCCATGCTAGGTGTCATAGCAGCACTTGGTGCATACGCCACGACAGGACAAATCATTCCAGGTATTTTTTAAAACTACAATCGCCTAACGATACTTCCGTTCATCCTTCGGGACGCATGAAACCTTAGACATGGAACGGGGTCTGAGGTACTTGGAGATTTCCAATGACT